GGCTCAATTAAATCTGGTGGATAAGTAGCAAAATGAGCTTCTTTGTATGGTTTAGTAGTAACAGTCCACACACTTCTTTTGTTTCTCATTTCATCTCCAACAGCAAACATATTACCATTAGTTTTATTAGGGACTCTACTGCTTCCTTTTTGATTTTCTATGTTTTGGCTGAAGCGATTTACAGAAGATTCTGTACTTTTTTCTTTAATAGATTCATTATCAAAATAATAATTTTTTGACTTACTAAATAAAAATATATATTCGTGAGACTTGGTACATCTATCTTTAACACTCTCTGGCATAGGATTAGGTTTGTGCCAGATTATATCTTGTCGTAGATACCACCCATCTTCTTGTAAAGCAAAAGCAACTCTCCAAGGTATACCTATCAAGTCTTTAGATTTAAGACCCTCTAATTTATTACCCCTAGCAGTTGAAAATTCTGGTAAATCTTGTTTAGTCTTAGATACAGTTTGTTTTGGGTATTTGCCATCTGATCTATAGTTGTAATAAGTATCTCCTAAGTTTAACCATAAAGTGCCATCATCTCGTAACACTCTTTTAACCTCACGAAATACTTGTACCATATTAGCAACATACTCTTGTGGTGTTTCTTCAACACCTAATTGACTATCTTGTCTTACTGCTCCACATAAAGGACAAATTGTTTTAAAAATAGCATCTCCTACAACACTACCTTGTTCAAACATTGTTTTATGACCAGTTATTGTGTTTTTACTTACTTTTGTAGTTCTCATATGAGGACAGTTAGGATCACCACCTATCCAAGTAGCAGTGCCATAATCTCTAAGACCCCAGTAAGGTGGAGACGTAACAACTGTATGAAAAGTTTTATCTGGTATTGACTTCAACCTTTCTCTACAATCCCCTTTATATATGGTAATAGTCATTCAATACCTTCTGATAAATTACTTTTAAGTTTATCTAATTTTACTTGTTCTTTCTTTGATATGTAAATCAAATGTGACTCTATTAATTTAGCAATCATTTTAGCTGGTGCCCTATGTGTTTTGTTACATAAGCCTTTTAATATTTTATAATCACCAATGCTAATAGCGACAGTTCTCCATTTAGTAGTATCCATAATATTCTCCTTTTAAAATTTTGGTTCGTATGTTTGTCCATCATCAATTAATTTTTTATAGTGGTCTAGTTGATGTTGGATAAAAGAAATGTCGTCAATATGACCTTTCCACTCTGCGTCACTTAGTAATCTATGATATTTTTTATATTCAGTATAAATACATAATAAATTACCATCTTCTTTCATTTTACTTATAACTGATTCGTTTACATCTGATAAACTACACATCATTTTCTCCTTTGTTAAATTGTCTAATTAGTTTAGTGATAGGATAAGAAAAGTCAAGATGGATTGACGTATATCACTATCATCATGTAATATTAAATAAAACAAGGGAACAAAATGGATAATTTGTTAGAAGAAAAAATAGCTCTTGAGCACCTTTGGACTAAAATGTATAAGCACAATGGAGTGTACACAAATCAGATGGTATATCTTGATAAAGCTTTGTCAAACATTAGAAAAAAGATTATAGTCCACGATCAAGAAACTATGAAGACAAGACACCATAATCAGATAAACGATTAGATAGTTTCTCCGAAATTATCACCTATCGCAACGTCTACTTTCATTGGAACTAGAAACTCCACACAGCCCTCCATCTCACTCTTTATAAGCTCTATATCCTTTTTATCCTTAATACTAAAACACAATTCATCATGCACTTGTAGTAACGGTATGTGACCTATTTTAGCACAATTTAATATCGCTTGTTTAACTTGATCAGCACTACTACCTTGTATTAATCTATTTAGTGCCTTGTATGTAAAAGCTCTTTTAATATTTTTTTGACCATACTTTGCTGAGGCATTTTCAAATCTTTCTGGTGTATGTACACCCCAATCTTTTGGTTCCCACATATCAAAGCGACACTTTCTTCCAAGCTTAGTGCGAATCACTCCTTCATTATTTGCCTTCTCTGAACACTTATCTGCAAGTTGTTTTAAGAATGGTACCTTTCGATTATATTTATTAACAAGTAAAGATGCTTCATCAAAAGTTAATCCCAACATATTAGCTAACTTATTTTTACCCATACCATACATCAAACCTAAACTAATTGCTTTTGCACTTTTTCTATCGATGCCACAAATGTCTGCTACTGTTTGATGAAAGTCTGCTTCACTATCTTTATAAGCTTGAACTATTTCTTCAGCTCCGTCATAACCAATTGCTTTACCATAATGAACAGCGATGCGTGGTTCCTGTTGCGAGTAATCTAAAGCAACCCACTTCTCACCTTCTTCTGGTAAAAACAATCCTCGTATCAAAGCACCGTATTCTTTATTACGAGCTGGTAATTGTTGTAAGTTAGGATTGTTCATAGATAATCTACCACTAACCGTACCACCATTATCACTTCGTAATTGGTTTATCTCACCATGTATTCTACCTTTGTGTGTATACTTTAAAATACTATTAATAAAAGTGTTATGAAATTTATTTAATTCTCTAGCGTTAACAATAAGCTTTGATATGTCGCTTTTGTTTTCGTTTAACCAAGCTTGTGTAAAACTAGGTTCATTAGTTTTAGCAGTGCGTGGATAGTCTACACCTAGTTTATCGTATGCAGTTGCTATACTTCTAGCTGCCCATATATCAACATCTTTACCCACCATTTTATGGATAGATTGTAACGCTTCTTTTTCTTTTGTTTTAAAAGTTTCTTTTAATTTCTCAGCACCTTCTACATCTACTCTAATACCTCTTCTTCTCATCTCTATTAAGTGTGGTAGTAAGTCTCTTTCTAACTGCCAGATAGTTCCAAGGTTCTGTTTACTTATCTCATGTTTAAATCTTTTCCATAAGTCATACGTGAGACGTGCATCTTCTTGAGCATAAAATCCCACACTCTCCGAGGGTAGTTTCCACATCTCTGACTTTGGATCTACACCGTATAAGGAAGCACTCTCTCTTAAATCTGTCTCAGCTTTTATCTCACCAAGATACTCTTTTGCTAATGCGTTGAGGGAGTAACTATATCTATTCTCATCTAACAAGGCACCAGCGATCATTGTATCTACAATCTCACCGTTTATTTTTATTCCATAAGCTTGTAACCAACCTACATCATACTGAGCATTGTGAAATATTTTACGACAAGGCAAGGCACAAATATCATGCATGTATTTTAACACCTGTTCTTTAATTAAATTACCACCACCTAAATGACCAAATGGATAGTAAGCACTAAAAGATTCTGTAGCTATTGCTATACCAATTATCTCACCTTTACCCATAGCCCAACCAGCTCCAAGACCGTTGTTAATTCCATCGTCTCTTGTTTCTAAATCAATAGCTATTTCTGTAGCACTAGATAAGTCTTTATACTCTATTGGTGGAGACCACATTGTTTTCTTTTGTAATGGAAATACTAATTGCATTATGAGTAATCCCTTTCCAGTATCATCTCACAATAATGAATAGCTTTTAAGATATCTTCTTTCTTACCTTTCTCAGGATGTCTACAAATATATTTTATGACATTACCTTCAGCAAATTGTAATTTATTTTTATTTATAAACTGCGATGGTTGTATTGCAAATTTTTTATAATGTGCACTACCTTTGTCCCATATATTTGATTTCATTTTTACCCTTTTTTTTTAGAACTTCTTTGTCGTAATCTAACTCAGCTACCGTTTTCAGTGTAAATCCATCTCGTAATAAGTCAAACAATTTGTTTTCTACATCAGTTTTCGTGGGTCGTGATTTAAATTCCATTCTGTAATTAATTTGATACTTACCCATTATAATACTCCTGAATTTTGTAAGCCTATGATTGTATATATCAAAGTGTATATTAATATAAATTCCATTACTCTCCTCCTAAAGGTATGTTATAAACTTTTCTTATTTTTTTTAAAAGTTTTAAACTTGGGCTATATCTATTAGCTACTAAATTTATTATGTGTGTAGATGACACATCTAAATCAGAAGCCATTTGATGTATATCT